GCATTATTACTGCTTGTCTATGGTGTCAGTTATGGATATAGACAGTATAAATTTTACAAAGAAAAAGCTGATATCACAGATAAGCAGAATGAGATTGTGGAAGAGCTGGAGAAAGCCGACCTTGAGCATATTAGGGCGGAGGATGCTCTTATTCGGCAGCTTGCCGAGAAGAAACGTCAACTTGCAGATAAAGATGTGGAGATAAATAACCTTGAAGCTCAAATCCATAATATTGTTGTTCCTACTGATCCTGACGATCTGGTCAATGCCTGGAACAAGGTTGGCATACGGGCAAGGCGAATGGGGAGATGAGGTTTGTCATCCCATAGCTGATGATCAAAAGCTCTATCAGGCATATGTTGAGAATCCTTTTCTCCGACAGGAGATTAACCTCCTAAAGCAGAAATTAGAGTTGAAAGGGGAAGAGTCGAAACTTAAGGACGAGAGGATTGCTCTTGAGGAAAGAAGAGGAGATATGTATAAACAGGCGTTTGAGGCCGAGAAGGAGTTGACGGATCGAGCACTTAAATTGGCCGAACAATCAAAAGGGAGCGGAAGGGAGACGTTGGCAATCTTGGGTGTAGTGGCGATTATTGTGACAGTGATTGCTGCGATTCTATAAATGAATGAATGATGAGTGAGGATATTATTCTAAAAGGTTTTGATGAATTGGATCAGAGATTGCACGCTCTCCCCGAGAAGATGGCGAAGAAGATTCTACGTCAATCTGCCGTTGAGGGTGCAAAGGTTATTCAAGCCGAAGCGGATCGTCTTATTCGTTTTAAAGTTAAGATCAAACACGCGGGAAAGACAACATCGATTCAAACCTCCCAGCACTATTCAACGGTGATATGCAGGGTTGGACCATCTGGAAAAAAATGGTACTTGAAGTTTTTCGAAACCGGAACGGTGATATCCAATAAAGCAATGCAGGGGTTGAAGCATACAGCAAAGATAAAGGAAAGAATGGCTCGGAGGGTTGGAGGGATGTGGCGGATCTCCCCCCGCCCATGGTTAAGGCCCGCTCTCGATACGACAAAGGAAAAAGTGCTGGAGAAGGTGGGAGACGAGCTCGGGAGTCGAATCGAATTTGAAGTAACGAGTCAACTATGATTACTGAGATTGACGAAGCGGTTTATTCAGCATTGAGCGGGAATGCAACCCTGACGGGATTGATATCAACCCGTATCTATCCTTTGGTGCTTCCACAAGAGGTTACCCTTCCCGCTGTCACTTTTTTCAGGGTCACTAATCTACACAATCATGGGATGGGAGGGGATATTTCTTTGATGGAGACACGCTTGCAGGTATCTATTCTTGCCGCCTCTGTTTCCTTAATGAGGGCGGTAACAGATGCAGTAAGGGCGGTGCTTTCGAGATGGAAGGGAACTTATGGGAGCGTGATTATCCAAGACTCACTCCTTAATAATGAGATGGATGACTTCGAGCCGGAAACCGAGGTCTACCAGTGTATACAGGACTATATGATCTTTCATACTTAGGAGAATAAAATGGGACAGATAATTCTCAGTAATTGTTGTTTGTGGGCTGGTAAGTATTCGATGAGTGGCAACCTCAACGCTATCGCTATCGATGATAAGCCCGATGCCCTTCCCAATACCACTTTTGGATGCACAGCAAAAAGTAGAAAGAAAGGTCTCCCTCTTGTCACCGCAGCCCTGGCCGGATTCTTTAATTCAATCAATACAGATTTGTTTTTCTCAAACTTTGTCCTAACCAACGTCCCCATGACCGTTGCTCCTGAGCCAACAGTGGGAGGCCCGGCGTACTCCTTTCTTTCCAGAAATACTGAGTACAAATTGGAAGGAATGGTCGGGGATATGTTGAAGTTTAACGTCAAGGCAGAGAGCGTAGGGCAAAAATTAATCAGGGGATATATCCTGGAGAATGGCGGGACGGCAAGAATAGCTAATGGAAGCGGGACGGCCTTGGAGTTGGGGGCAGTGGGTGCTGCTCAGTATATGTATGGAGCTATCCACGTGACGAGTGCTGCAACAGCGGTTGGAGATACGCTGGACGTGATCATTGAAAGTGATACGGAGGAGGCGTTTGGGGATACCCCTGAAACTCAGCTCACCTTCACCCAGGTACTTGGGAACGGCGAGGGGACGTTTGAGTGGCTGACACCTGTAATTGGTCCTGTTGCTGATACCTGGTTTAGATGCTCATGGTCTGTAGCGGACGTGGATGATCCCTCGTTTAACTTTGCTGTATTTTTTGGAATACTTTAACAATCTAATTATATAGGAGGTAAAAGAAATGGCTGGAGAAATCTTATCAAACGTAACAGTTGTTCTTGGTTCAATTACCATCCCAGCAAACGGGGTGAAGAGTGTAGCAGTCAATTACAACCCCGAAGTGAAGGATAACACCGGCATGGGTCACACGGCGAAGAGTAGAAAGGTGGGGTTGCAGGATTGGTCGTTGGATATTGAAATCTTCCAGGATTATGCAGACGATCAGCTTGATGAGGATCTCTACGCTATTCTTGCAGGGGATTGTGATGTTGGGGCTATTGACATTGGACCAACTGGAGAAGCCGCAGCCGCAAGTCATCCTCATTATGAAAGCACGGCAGGATACCTTGATGGTTATTCCCCCGTTGCTGCCGGTGCGGTTGGCGATCTTGCAGTAGCTAAGATCAAAATTCTCGCAATGGGAGCCGAGTTGACCCGTGAGGTGGCTTAGTACCAATTTAATTTTAAGGCCGAGAGGAATAAAATGGCAGACAATCTTATCAATGAAGCGAAGTCTCAACTGAGACAATTGCGAAAGGGGAATATCGATGTTTTTCCAGAACAACTTATCCTCAAATGTAAAAAACTCGAAGTCTACTACGACGATCCAGGGCATACCCGTATTCTGATCGATGGTGAACCAGTCTCTGGCGTCTTTTCTATTCATGTTAATTTGAATACCCAGCGTCTTGCAAAGGCGGAGCTGGGTGTTTTTTTAGATGATTGTAATTTACAGGCTAAAGCGAGACCAAAAAAGGAGGTAAGGTAAAATGGAAGAAGAAAAGTATTTGACCAAAGAGGACATTCTTAATTGTAACGATCTTAAAATGGAAGCGGTCAAGGTGAAAGAATGGGAAGGGACGGTCTTTATTAAAGAATTGAGCGTCAAGGAGAGGATTGAGTTTGAGGCATCCATCAAAGAGAAAGACGATACCATGAGGGCCATGCTGACCATGCTCTCCATTTCCATCTGTGATAAGGACGGCAATAAGCTATTCGAGGCAAGTGACATCGAAGCTCTTTACAAGAAGAATGTCAAAGTTATTCTCAAACTTTTCAGGATAGCAAATAAGCTCTCTGCTCTCAACGTCGAGAGTGAGGAGAAGCTAAGAAAAAACTCCGAGAGCATCCCTCAAGATTGAGTTGCTTTCGTCTTGGAAGGATGCTCAAAATTTGGAATATAAATAAATTGGCCAGAGAGATGCCGTCCAGCTTATTGACAGAGTGGATAGCATTTATGAGATTGGAAGATGAAGAGATGAAGAAGAGACAGCTCGAAGGGGAAGCTACGGAAGGGGTTAAGCAGATGAGGGAAAAACGACAGCGAGGTAGAAGATAATGGCTAAAACGATTTCTCAACTTTCGGTAGATTTACAGCTTTCCTCGGCCAAGTTTACAAGTGAGATGGAAAAGGCTCGAAAATCTATCGGCGGATTAAGGGGGGATCTTCAGCTCATCCGGTTCGATTCCATCGTCAACCTCGGAGAGAGAGCTTTCAGGGCGGGGCAACAGATTTATAACCTAATGGAATCAACCTCGGCCCTCGGAAGCGAGATTCAGCGCAATGCCCGCACCCTCGACATGTCAACCCAGGAATACCAAAAATGGCTTTACGTTGCGAAGGCATCCGATGTAGAGACCGAGCAATTTATGATGGGATTGAGGGTTCTGACAAAAAACCTGGGAGACTTTTCCAGGGGGACCGGAGAATCCAAAGATGCGCTTCAAAGGCTTGGCCTTTCTTCGAAGGATGCCTTCAAATCCATGTCCGAGCTTCTCCCTGAGATCATAAAGAAATTATCAGAAGTAAAGAATGTGGGCGAGCAGAACGCTCTCACAATGGATATCTTCGGCTCACGCTCTGGTCTGGCCATCGCCAACATGGTGCGTGAAGGAAAGAATATTGATGAAATCATCAAACGATTCAAAGAATTGGGCGGAGGGATCGATGATGTATCTTTAAAAAAACTTGCCGAGGCGGAACAATCCTTTAAAGACTTTAATCTGGTGATGCAAAAGACCAAAGCAGAAGTATTGGCACCGGCAGTTAGTGTCTTTGCTGAACTTTTGAAGGCGATCATCGATCTTAAGCATGCCCTCTTGGATAATGATTGGGAAGCTCTTTGGAAGAGGATGTCCCCGGCTGGCGCAGGAGAAGCTCAAAAGGGCGGCGTCGGGTCGATGTATATGGAGTATGAGAGAAGCCTGAAAGATAAAGCCGCATCGATGTATGGCGGAATCGGGACGGGTGAAATAAAAGGCAAGGGTGGGGAACCTCCTGTTTTTCTTACCGATAAGCAAAAAGATGATATCGAAAAGTCTCGTTTGGGATTGAATAAACTTATGGCGGAGGCTTATAAACTAAGCGAGACAGGGGGAATGCCTTCCTGGGAGGATTCTTTCTTCTCCTATCCCAAACAAACACTTCCGGACGTAAACCAGCTAAACCTTGATCTCGCCAAGACCATTGCCGCTGCCGAGAATTTAAGTGCAGCCGGGAAGATGCTGGATTGGAGAGAATCGCTTGAAGAAATTCCAGCGGGGCTGGTTAAGATCGATGGTGAGCTCTATGAGCTTAAAGATATTCTTGGAGCGATGAATATCGAAGCGTCGCAGTGGACAAAAGATTGGGCAAAGAATTGGAAAGCCGACACCAATGTCCTGGGTGATATCGTCAAAGATTTTTCCTCCAATCTAAAATTAAGCTGGAATGTTAACCTCGTTAAAATGCTGGCGGATGGAGATAGTTTTGCAGATGGAATCAAACAGATGTTCAAAGGAATAGGGGATAGCTTTATTAATACTATCCAGAAGATGATCACTCAATGGTTTCTGTTCGGAAGCATTACGGGAAAAGAGGAATCGGGCGGAGGACTTCTTCATGGTGGCTCATGGGGCGGATTATTGGGGAGCGTTGGGAAGATTCTTAAATTCCAACACGGGACAGACTATGTTCCCTATACAGGATTGCATCACCTTGAAAAAGGCGAGGCTGTCATTCCCGCCGAGGGGAACAAAGGAAAGCAAGGAGGGGATACTTATATTTTTGTCGAAGCGACCGACGTTGGGTCTTTTGAGCGCAAGTATGGGAGCGTAATAGACTCACGGGTGATTGCCGGAAAAAGGTATAACCGCGTAGGAATGAGAGGATAATATGTCATTATACTTTCCCGTTTTACCAATACCAGCAATGGTATATTCCGAAGAGATAGGTTTCAGCACTCTCCAATCAACAAGTCAATTCGATGATGGGTTGACGGAGCAGAGACGGAATAAGTCTGAGCAGCCTAAGCACTCTTTCAACTTAAAATATAATGCCCTCTCAAGAATCGAGTTAGACAGGCTGTGGAATTTCTACCAACTATGCAAAGGAAGCTTCAGAGCATTCCTTTATCAGCCGATTGATGAGGTCCAGATCGGATCACTTCTACCCTATGACCAGGTGAAGGTGTGGGCCCCACTCCATGAAGGAAGCGGAACAAAGGTTGACGATATCCACGGCTATCTCTTC